ATCCATAGTTAGAGGCTGAATGTAGTAGACCTGTATTCATTAGATACACACTGTCGTCTGCTTGGGTTGGAAACATCACTTCATTTTCTATGTCATGTAGATAACTGTGTTCAGCATCCAGTGTCACATGATACCTGTCGTCTATATCAGCATGAGCAGAATAACTTTCACCTGGCTTCATCACAATCAATCTGGCTTCTCCGTGATCTGGCAACTGCTGTAACAATTCATCCAACACAGTGTCTTTGTATTCTGGTAACACCTCCCAAGGATCATAGAAAAAATCTCCTGTGGGTTTGTTGAGCACATTCTTACCTTCTGGTAAGTGTTTCAATAATTGGTATAACTTTTTGGAATCAGTTTTGGTATCTAATTTTTCTAACATATTGTTGTACTTATCGTAAATTATAATGTGCGTAGTTAATAGCGATAAATAAAATTGTCCATAAAATGTCTAAATTTGAAACAATAAAAACGTTATACCAATCTAGTGCTTATCATGATATACTCCATGATATAAACGATGTGATATTTCCATTTGATCCAAAATGGAAAAATATTGGCATCAGTGTGAGTGGCGGTGCGGACAGTGCCTTGATGAGTGTGCTGTTGTGCAGTATCATATCTCAATTGAATTCCAAAACTGATGTTCATATCATAACCAATGTGAGGTGTTGGAAGACCAGACCTTGGCAAAAACAAAACAGTCTTGACGTATATGCTTGGTTAAGAACTGCTTTTCCAAACATACAATTTAAAAGGCACGAAAATTTTATTGCTCCTGATTTAGAATGGGGCTCAGTAGGTCCCAACATTGTAGACGAATATGGAAAACTGAAAAGTGGTAATCAAATAGAATTAAGAGCACACGCAGAGTATGTGGCTCACAAAGAAAAGTTAGATGCTTGGTACTGTGGTGTGACCAAGAATCCAGACAAAGAATTTGATGGTCGTTTAATGGATCGAGATATCGAAGATGCTACATTAGACAGATTGATCAAAACACACATGGGCGGCTTGGCTTGTCACCCTTTCACATATGTTCAAAAAGATTGGATAGTTGCTCAATTCAAAAAATTAGGCATAATGGACCTATTCAATCTAACACGCAGTTGTGAAGGAGACAAAGAAATATATCCTGAAGTCTTTGGAGACTTGGATTACAAGACATATAAGCCAGGTTCGCCCGTGCCAGTGTGTGGTAAATGTTTTTGGTGTAAAGAAAGAGAATGGGGAATAAACAAATGTCAAGATTGATAGTTTTTGGATGTTCGTATGCTTACGGCACTGGATTGCCTGACTGTAAGAATTGGATGTTTAATAAATTACACAATTTAAAACCAAGCAAGTTGGGTTGGGCATCTCTATTAGCAGATAAACTTAATTTAGAGTTGGTGAATGAATCTTTTCCAGGTTCCAGCAACACAGAAATCATGTACAATGTATTAAAATATGATTACCACAAAGATGATACTGTGGTTATCATGTGGACTCATTACGTTAGAGATATGCTGTTTAATTCTGCTCACAAATATCCTTTCTTTAGAGATAGATTAGGTCCTTGGGCAAAAACACAAAAGGAAAGATTATGGGCAGAGTATTTGAGTGAAAAAGATTATGCCATGAAAAGTTGGTTTCATATACACCATGCAGACTTATATCTACAGAATCAAGGTGTAAAGTACATTCATTATCCTGCTACTCCAGAAGAATTAAACAGACACAAACTGGATTTTATTCAAATAAACAACTATTACAGTGACGGTATTGTGTACCTTGACAAAGCAACAGATGATATGCACCCAGGTGTAAAAACAAATCAATTGTTGTGTGAAACAATACACAGGAGATTGAATGACTGACCATAACGAATATTGGCAAAACCCAGAAGACACAGAACTAGGCAAGTGGCAAAAGGAACTGGAATCAGTTTCAGGCAGTTCTACATTTTGTATTCTTCCGTGGATACACTTTGCCACAAGACCCAATGGTGATATGAGACTGTGCTGTTCAGCGAACGCCAGCGGCGCTGGTTCCGACCACGAAGTGGGCCTAGTCAAAAAAGAGGACGGCAAGCCTGCTAACTTTGGCAAGGATACTCCCATGTCTGCTTGGAATAACGATTACATGAAGTCAGTGCGTACTACTATGTTGGATGGTAAAATACCAGCCAGTTGTCGTAAATGTTTTCAAGAAGAAAAAGTGGGTGTGGTTTCAAAACGTATATGGGAAACAGGCACATGGTACAAGGATGGAGTAGACATTCCTGAACTGATACGTCAAACTAAAGAAGACGGCACAGTGCCTGAACAGTTGATGTATCTGGACTTAAGATTGGGACACACTTGTAATATTAAATGTGTGATGTGTTCGCCACATGACAGTTCTAAATGGGTTAAAGATTGGCAACAGTTAATGCCTCAGTTGAAAGATAAAAATGTAAAAGATCAATTACAATGGAATAAAAAAGAATTCAACAACAAGTGGCATGAAAAAGATACATTCTGGCAAGAGATGTATGCACAGATTCCTAATTTGAAACAGGTGTACTTTGCAGGTGGTGAACCTTTGATGATCAAGGAACACAAACAGTTCATAGAAGAGATCATACGTCAAGGTTATCAAGACAAGATACTGTTGCGTTACAATTCAAACGGCATCTTGGTGGATGAAGATTTGATTGAACTGTGGAGTAAATTTAGAAAAGTTAAGTTTGCTGTGAGCATGGATGCCATGGGCAAACGTGATGAGTACATACGTTTTCCAACCAACTGGGACACTGTGGAAAAAAATTTACATATGTTGGACAATACACCTGACAACATTCAAACCAGTTTGGCAACTGCTATTCAAATCTTTAATGTTAAACACTTGCCAGACTTTATGAAGTGGAAAGTGCAGAGCGGTTTTAAAAAATTAAATGCAGGCACAGTGCCTGGTGGAGTACAGATGGGTGGAGGGTTGGTCAATATGCACTTGCTGTACATACCAACATTCCTCAGTATTCAAATACTGCCCAAAGAAGACAAGCAAGAAGTTGAAGAAAGATTCATGGAATTCAAGGACTGGTTGTGGCACAACTACAGACAGGACGATGAATATTGGAAAACAAATCCTTATGGATGGCGTCGTTGGGAGGCTGTGATCAAACACATGAACGAAAATGATCACTCATTCTTGTTGCCAGGCTTTAAAGAGTATGTCACAAAATTAGATGCTATCAGAGGTGTTGATGCTAAAACAGTATTTCCGGAGTTGAAACATTTGTTATGAACGTAGTACAAGTATGGAATCCACAACCTAAAGAAGTGTTGCGTGTAGAATTTATGATTGGCAATACTTGCAATTTCTCTTGTTGGTACTGCTTTGAAGGTTCGCATGAAGGCACACACAGATGGACTGATGATATGGATCAATTAGTGTTAAATTTTAAACACCTATTTGAGAAATACAAAGCAATTGGCAAAACAAAACTGGAATTACACATAGTGGGAGGAGAACCAACACTGTGGCCCAAGTTGGGAGAGTTTGTTACAGAAATAAGAAAAACAATACCGTCCTATATCACTATCAGTTCAAACGGCAGTAGAACTGTGAGATGGTGGCGCAAATATGGTGAAGTGTTTGATAAAATTTTATTGAGTGCTCATTGGAAACAGTGCGATGTGCCTCACTTTATTGAAGTGGCAGATACACTGCATGAGTTGGATAGAAGTCCCAACGCAATGGTTTTGATGGATCCTACTCAATGGGACGTGTGTGTGGGATTGATTGAAAAATTTAAAAAGAGCAAGTATGATTGGTTCATAAGTGCCATGGAAGTGATGCATAAAACAATCAATTACACAGAAGAACAAAAAGCATTTGTAGCCAAACCCACAAAAAGAAGACCCAGTTTATGGTATCTGTGGACACACAGAAAACATTTGAAAAGTGAGCCCACTGTTAAATTTGAAGATGGCTCAAAGAAAAAGGTCAATCGTAATTGGCTGGTGTTGAACAAACAGAATGATTTCAGAGGGTGGATGTGTAACATAGGAGTGGACAGCATGATGATTGATCCTGCTGGATTGATAACCAGTGCTTGTAGAACCAAACTGTTTGACAATTACAACATATATGATCCTGACTTTGTAACCAAATTCAATCCCGATATCAAACCCAAAATTTGTGACAAACGCAACACCTGTATGTGTCAGCCTGAAAGTTTGTTGGATAAATTTAAACTTTAGTTTTTGTTATATTGATGTCTGCGGCACAGGTACACCATTCACGTGTACAATCAATTGCCTCAGTTGGTTGAACAAACGTGCCTTCATAAATGTTTCCGATAGGTCCTCCCACTCTACAAGTGGCTCTGTGAACTTCTCCGTCCCAATTGATCATTAAACTTTCCAATCCAGCACTGCATTTCCAGCCTTTGAATTGGTTTGTTTTTTCAATCAACAAGTCATTTGTGTTACAAGATTCTGTTTCGTCTATCAGTGTATTGTGAGGTGGATTATGATTTTGTGCTACCAAAAACTCACGTTCTGCTGTGGAATATCTTTCCATGTCTTCAAAAATGTCATGAGTTTCTGTCCAACGTATAGGACGTAGAGCATACTTTATTCCTGCCTGTTTCAGGCGTCTACAAGCGTCAGAGACGTCGTCTAAACGCCCTGGCAACATCATTACGTGTGCTAGTATATTTTTATTTTGTGTTTGCTGTGAGACGTTTAAAACGGTTTCTATCACCTTTTGGTGGTCGTATTCAAAGTGGATAGAGAACACAATATGGTTGATCAGTCTATCCAAAATGTCCACATAAAATTCAGCAGTCCTTGTGCCATTGGTGGTCACATTCAACCAAGACACTTTTGGTTTAGCATACTCAAGCAGTTCCAAAATTTTTGGGTGTACGCAAGGCTCTCCTCCTGTGAAACTTATTCTGATATTTTTAATTTTGGCCAATTGATCCACAGCATCTTTTAAAATCTGTATGTCTGTGTGCGGACTGGTGTTGTCGTGTATCACTGCTGGACAATAAGAGCAATCATAATTACATCTCTTGCCAAGATTCCACTCCACCTTGACACTGTTTCTCACGTGAGGATAAAGATGTTCTACTTTAAACATATGGCTCAAACTCCGGATTAATTTTTTCGAACGGACCTTGAGTACGTGTTAAATCTAATCGTCTATTGAAATCAACACAATCCTGCCAATATTGATTGAGATCGGTGGCTTGTAGAAAGTTTATGTTGTCCTGTATTTGTTGTTGCGTTATTTTTTCTAACACAGGATTTTCTTTCACTATGTCATAGTCCTTGATCTTTGGTTTCATTGCTTCCAGTTTAGCAATCACTTGATCCTTTAACGCTTTAGGCAATACCTGTGCCGACAGTGCTCTAGGATAATTTACTCTGTGACTGTAAAACACAATCTTCATCTCACGCAAGAAGTAGTCTATCACTCTGTCTATCTGCAGTATGTTGTTGGCTTGTACAGTGAATGCTCCTACGATACGACTCACAGTTGGAATTTTCTTCATTTCTTTTATGTTGTATTCCACTTCCGAAAATTTACCATTGCCTCTGATGTATTCGTATGTGTCATGTAAACCATCTATGCTGACGTTCACAGCAACACTTTTAAACTTGGGCCAATAATCATGCACAGTTCTACCACCTTTTATGCCCAATGTTGTGCCGTTGGTTGCGTATTTGATTTCTATGTTCTTACCATTTTTAGAAAGTAAATCTAATATTTTATAGTGGACAGGATCCATTAAAGGTTCTCCACCTGCGAATTCAACACGTTTAAAGTGTGGTAATAATTTTTCCAAGTTATCCCAAAAATGATCTTTGTCTTCAAATATTCCCACGTAGGGTGCTTTGGTTAATCCTAAACTTTCCACAGCATCCACAAGATAGTTGCCTTCTTTTTTGTAATGATCCACTATGGCATTCCAGTCTTTCCATTGAGTAGAGTCCAAAGGATTACACATTCTGCATTTTAAATTACAAAGATTGTTTATTTTTATTTCAATAGTGGGCATTTCGAATGGCATTGAATAGTCATCCAACAGTTTGTCCAACGCATCTGGATATAGATTAATTCTAGATTCGGGTGAAGAATCTGTAATATGTCTTTGACGTAAACTTTGAACTCCTTGATCTTCCAAATGAAAACAAGGCGCACACACATCTGGACGTTCATCGTTTAACACTTGACGTCTTACTTCTTTCATCTTGTCAGAGTTCCATGCTTCTTCCAAACTCATGTCTTTGATATTAGCAATAGGAAGACTTCGACAGCACACTTTTATTGCGCCATCTTCTCTGGTAGCCAATCCTGTAAATGGGTGCATACAGAATGTACAACTGTTTTTATTGTTCTTCATCTTCTTCCCAAGGATCTTTTAAATTTTTCCATTCTTTACCAAATCGCCACATAGGCGCTTTCAATGTTTCGATATCAACTTCATAAAATTTTTCAATAGGTCCAGCATCTATATCATAGTCAACAAATCCTGACCATGCGTGTTGCGATACTATTAATTGTATATTGTTGTATTTTTCTTTTAAATGTTTTATAAGTTGGTTTTCTTTAACAACTCTTTGTTTCGTTGGAACAAAAGGCACTGTTGGTTCATAAGCAAAAATATTGCTGATATTAAAAATTACATTGACATCATTTTTAAATTTTAATGTGAATTCATTTAACAAGTCACATTCTACAAATTTAAATTTAATACGATCTTTGATAGGCCATAAACGAGCAAGTGTATCAATGTGTTCTGCTATTTCTAATTTAGAAGGTAACCAGTCTGGTGTCTTATGTCTATTCTGTGTTTTTAAAAATTGATAGTAATCTCCTCCTGAGAATTTTTTTACTGTCTGTTCCATGTAAAAAAGAGCATTGGGATTGTAATCATAAAATATCACTTCTGTTGTATCGTCATATCCATACTTGTCTAGGTATTTTAACCAATTAAATCCACTTGCAGGCGTTATTAATTGCTTTATATTTCCTGCTATGTGTAGTGTTTGAAGTTCTTCTGTGTTGATGGGATAGAATAATCTATTGGCGCTTTGATTATATTTTTTATAAATCTGTTTGCTGTTTTCAATGAAATCCGTTTCGTGTATAGCATAGTAACATTTTTTGCTAGAACGAATGTCCTCATCAAACACAATAATATTTTCCTTGTTGTCTAATGCTGTACGTATCACATTCCAACCATGCCATTTGTGTTTGTACGTCTTCAGTTCTGTGCCTGGTTTAACCCATAATGGAGTATAATCATCGTGGAAATTTTCTTCACTTCTAATAGGTTCCGAAGTAAAATGTTCAGAATCACGTTGCATTTCTCCTATCACAGGCAATTCTAATTGTTTATGTTTTTTTAGATTGATAACATAGCATTGTTCGTGCAGTTCATAATATCCTTCTTTTCTATCTAGTATGTGTCCTGCTATATAAAAATCTTGTTCAATTAATTTGTGTAGATGTTTGAAAAACGCACCTCCTTGAAATTCAGTATCTGGAGAATATACCACAGCATAATCGTATTGATCTACCAATTTACTTAAAGCAACATCCTCAGATAAGGCTATCTGGACGTCATATCCCATTGTGTTAATTTTTCCTATCTGATATTCAGCAATATTTTGAATAATTTCTGTGGCTGATGAATTCTTAATCTTATGAAAGTTTGTATCAAGCACAAAAACTATATCATGTTTTTTATGTTGGGCGTCAAATTGAAATGCCATATTTTTTAATACTCCTATCTAATAATTCGTTAAATTGTTGTCTTTTATTGCCTATGTGTGCTTGAGCAATCATGTGTATTCTTTCCACATTGGCATTGTTCACTACTGAATGATCTTTCAGTATGTTGATTAAAAATACTTTGCCGTGCCTAAACGGTACTAATCCATGATCTTTAATTTCCATATAACACAGTGCTGGATGTATCACCGACACATTTATTGGAATTAGGTGTTCGCACAAATCCTCTGGCAGTTGATGTCCTGGATGATCATTGTGCCAATCAATTCTTCCGGCAGGATCCAATTTCATAAAACGTATTCTACTGTATCGTTCAGCAGGAAATTTATCCCAAAACATTTTTGCCGCAGGTGCTATCTGTGATAGTTCTGTCCATTCATAAGGAGCATTCAATTCATCGTCATAGCCATATTCTTTTGCTACCTGTGTTTTGTCAATGCCTAATCCATGCAGACAACAACTGCTCCAACCTTTGTGTGATTCTTTTTCTCTGTGCGGAACATAATATGAATTCACTTTGGCAAATTCTACGTGATCTGTGTAGGGTCCGAAATCTAAATCTAACTCCAACCAAGGCAGAGTTCCATCTTTAAATTTGTTAAACACCTTAGTTGCTGTGTCCATCTTTCACTCCCATGATCATAAATCTTTTGTATTTTTCTGTGGGCAATTCAGCCGCAAATGAAATTTTAAGTCCACAAGTTTTTTTGAATGTTTCTAAGTCAGGTTGACAGTTCACGTGCTCATCATGAGCAACATAGTTATTACTCTGCAGAATAATTCTTGTGCTAGTGGGCAACAGGTCGATCCATTTATCATATTGTTCTTTGCTCATGTGTTCACAAGCAGTATTAATAATCAAATTGTGTTTGTTGTAATTTTTATATTCCAACATATCACCTGTCACTGCTCTAAACTGACTGCGTATTTCATATTCTTTGTTCATTGTTTTAGCAATAGATTCACACGTAGGATCTTTGTCCAAAGATGTTATTCTCAAAATATCCAATTCACTGTTGAACATTAAAGTTGCCAGCACACCATTCCAGCCTCCACATATCAATATGTCATAAGGCACTCTTTGGAAATAGTGTTTCAAATTGTCAATCAACCAAACCTTACTGTTGATTTGTCCTTTCCAGAAACTTTCCAATGTGCGATATCTGTCATCAGATTGTCTGATGGCATCCATCCAATACAGCACATCTCTAATATTAATTCTCAAATTGGGCTCCTAGTTTATCAAAAGATCCACACTGTTTGCCACATTCTTGTAACGGTGTATGACTCCATGTTTGTTCAATTTTGTCAAAGTATCCATTTTCAAATATCTCTTTTAGACTACTTGTATTTAAATTCGGAAACTCGCCAATTCTTTCCATATAATCAATTCTACTTGCCTGCATGGGCGGGATCCATTCCATATCCAACCAACAGCAAGGCGAAACGTTACCACACGCACTCACATACAACTGCCGGTTTTTCACTGCTTTACACACAATAGTAGGCTTGGTCTCTTTTTGTGATTGCTCGATCAAAGGAATCATCTCTTTGCTCTTCTGTGTAGGCTCTAATTTGTGTAACGGATGTCCTTTTTCATCTATCACTTGTAAAGCACCATCTTTAAATCTTGAAGTGTGTTTTGTGGAAAACATTTTAAATCCTAGATCTTTACTCATTTGTTCTGCTTCTGCCACCTGATGTTCATTGTGTTTGAATACTAGCATATGCCATTTGGCAAATCCACCTGCTTGGATGAATGCTTTGGCATTGGCAATAATTTTGTCAAAATCTGTAGATATTCTATACAGATGATTTGTGTCTGCTAATCCATCTAATCCAAAAGTTACCTTTACTTTTTCCTGTGCTAACTTCTTCCACCATTCTGGATCTCTAGCACTGCCATTTGTGTGCATGGCAAGTCTAATACGTGGATTGGTGGCTCTTAGATGTTGATATATTTCTAGTGTGTCTTTACTAACAATTGGATCTCCTAGATTACCACACATAAACAAACTGTCTATTTGTTTTATAAAATCTTCAGGAAACCATTTTTTAAAAGTTTCCAGTGTGATTTCATCCAGATGTATGAAAGGATTCAAAGGACCGCCTTGTATTCTTCTCGGACACATAGGACATTTAGCCTGACACTTGCTTGTGATTTCTAAATGAACATCTCTGATATCTGTGAGTTTATACATTTGTTCTTTCCTTTTTGAATATCTTTGACTGCTTACGACTGATTTCCATTATGATTTCATCTCGTTCAATGCTTTCTAATTTGTCCAACTGTCTTGATTTGGGAATTTTACTATCAGCAGAACTAACGCAAGTTGGAGTTATACATTTGTTAGGTGTTTTAAATAATTGAAAACCTCCGTCTATTGTGCCTAATGGTTCATCATGACAACTGTATGCTCTTTTTATTTCGCCGCCAGGTTCACGCACAATACAACTTTGATAACCTGCATTACAATTCCAGCCTTTAAATTTGTTAAAGCCAAAAGCATTGAATCTCTCTGCTTGATCCATTTCATACAAATTGTCTTTGTGATCCATAAGAGTTATTTGACCGACTGTGGTACCATCATTTGTTTTTAGTGCAAATCCTGTTTTCATCTGTTCAATTTGTTCGTCACTGTAACCTGATACAATTTCACTGGCAGTTTCATTGCTTTGTGGCTTTAGTGTGACGTTTATTCCCCTATCATTAAATCTTTTACATCTATCATACAGTTCATTAAACAATTCAGGAACCATTACTTGGTTTATTGTAACATAAACGCCTGCGTCTTGCAACATTAAAAGTTTGTCACCAAAAGTTTGTTCATCAGCAAATTCATGATGATAACTGGCAGTGATGCTTCTACGCACCAAAGATTCTGTGGCTTTGATCCAAGTTTTCCACCATTTTGTTCCTGGTGAACAATTTGTGGTCATATGAATACTTTGATATCTACTTTTAACATCTGAGGCATAATGTCCAATCAAAGGTAAAAATCTTTTGTATGCTGTGGGTTCACCACCCGAGAAACTGAAATGAAAACTATGAAAGCCATTACTTCTGGCTTGAGTTTTTATTTCATCCATAGTTTTTTTGTAAACTTCTAATGGTCTGTGATCCACCTTTTTGGAGTGAGCATAGGGCCAACAGTATGAACAATCGTAATTACAAAATCTACTCAGTATCCAACTCACATTGAATACTTTTTCATTCAGCATAGTTTTTTGTCCAAACTGTACAATGTTATCAAAAGGTATTCTAGTAGTATGTACTGACACTGCAGGTCTCCTCAAAATGTTTTTTCAACCAATCAAAATCATTGATATAATTTAATTTGTCTTTGTTTTCAGTTCCAAACTTTCTACCTTGTTGTGCGCCTTCAATGGCAAAATCACCATAAGGTCTATCAGCACCTTTTGAACACCACACATCTAATCTTTGTTCTGTTTCACCATCTACTTGTCTATCTATCACTTTGGAACTTAATTTTACACATTCTCTAAAAGCACTTTTCCAAGCACTAAAAGGATCTGAATTAAATGCTGTGATGTTTGATACTTGCGTTATTGCTTTAAAATTTTTAGATATGCTTGTGGTCATATCAGTTGTGTTTGTGTCCATATCTAATGTCAATTGTCTTGGCAACAATTTAACTCCACCGTATCCATACTGCAAATCATTTATAGGATTACGACTTTGCCAAACATGAACAGTTTCTAAATTATATTGATCCACATCATAATTGAATTTAAAGTCATCAACTATCCTAGCATCAGCATCAACCACCCAAAACATTTTTGTTACTGCTACTTTTGCCGCTTCGATGTGTGCTTGATGGATACCTTTAACTCCTTGAACCCGTTGAGCAATAGGAAAACGATCACACAAAGTTTTAAAATTGTAATCTGCTAATGCTTCATTATAACTTATAAAAACTATATCATACATTAAATTGTTTTCCTTATTATTCTTGGTGTGTTGTGATAAACAGATTTAAAAAACTTACTTTGTTCAGCAGTCAAAGGTTCAATTGGCAAATCAATATCAAACTGCTGTGTAATTTTCTTTCCAAGTGCTATTGTGTCTTCATAAAAATCAACCTTTATATCGTCATGCAGTTCATATTTCCAATATTTTTGAAAATATCTATAGTTGTTTGCCTGTGTGAAATCCCAATCGGTACACATGGTCAAATAACATCCTGTTCTTGCTCCGTGGATAGCATGAATTCCGTATTGATTATCCATGCCCACTGACATCCATACCAGCAATCTTTGATAGTTTTGCCACCATAAATCCTTTGGTGCTTGTCTCACATTCTTGTCCAAACTCATTTTTACACCTTCTCTGAAGCCTGCTCTCCAGGCTTGATATGCTGATCCATCAATATGACTGACTGAATAATTGTCATTGAATTGATAATAATTTGGAAAATGACAAAATTCTATCACATTTTTATTTGTGCTGTCTTCTTTCCCATCGTGGTTTTCATGCGTCTGCATATTTTTTACAAAGTCTTTAGACCAACATTTTAAACTGCCGTTGCCATATTTTAAGCCATTGAGTCCAATGTGCCCACACCAACTGAATTGATATGTGTTATCTACTCCTAAAGCATTAAGATTTACTGCCACTTGTAAAAAGTCTTCATGTACTTGCGTGTCCGCATCCACTGTGATAAATCTTTCTGTGTCTGATATTTCTGCCGCACGTTTATGAGCAGTGTCAAATCCCAATACACCATGCACTCGTTTTGCCCATGGTATTTTCCTTTTCAAATCAGCAAAGTTTTTTTCTGCGTTGGGTTCATCCACACTCAAAAATACAAAATCCATATCAGATACTTTTAAAATCATTGAACAACCTCATATGAATAATTGTATATTTTTCTACAAAATAATCTTGGTTTTGAATCTGCTTTATGCTCTATTTCAACACTGCCCTGATCACACAATTGATTTAAATCTACGTCAAATGTGTATTCTGGCACACTGGTGTTGTTTTGTGTTGTGGCAAAAAACTTAAGAGTATTATTTTCTTGTTTCACAGTATTTTTAATCACTGTTTTTAATTCATTATCAATGGTGATATCCCATTTTTTATTCTCTATATCTAATCTAAATCGTATGCAGGGTTCTTTGTCGTTTTTAACTATTTCATAGATTAATTTGTTAACACTGATGTTTTGCTCTAAATCGTTCTGCGGTTTCTGAGTAACTGTAAATTTGGATTCAACAACATATTGAGTATTTTTAAAAATTACTTTGTATTCTGTTAATCTTCTTATTCCATTTTGGACTTGCTTCGCTAACTCTTTTGGAATTTCAACACTGTGTCCTTTTTGTTGAATACTGCATCCGTACACATCACCTGATTCAGGATCGAAATGAAAATAATACTGTACTTTAGGACGTATTACATCAAATTTTAATGGAGGTCTTATAGTCATTGTAACTGCTCCATTATTTTGTTATTTAAAAAGTTGGGTTCTACATAATGAAATAATCCGTGCTGTCTGATATTGGCCACAAATAATTCATTTTGAGTATTGAAATCATAATTTAACTGTTCAGTCCACAAAGATATTTCGCTTTTATAATTTTGTATTCTAGGTTTCATATGAGTGAACGTTAAATTGCTATGCTTACTGAATACTTTGTGCTGTATACCCAACAATTTAATTGCTATTGCGGTGGCAACATCCATACTGCACCAAGATTGTGTTTTATTTTGTGTGTATCGTTTGCTGTACTGCTCGTAGTTTTCCACAATGTCAATCACAAGATTAAAAAACTGTTCATTGTTTTCACATTTTTTAAAATAATGAAACCCACAATACACATTAGGTAAATCATTTTCAACAAATACTTTTCTATAATAATTATTGGTTACCCATTCATTTCTATAAGTTTTAACTTTGTCTGTGTAGTACAATTCGTAATTGTCCAATTGTTTCCACCAATGCTCTATATTTTCCAACAACAACATATCAACATCTAGCACTATGGATTTTTCAAAAGGACTTATGTTGTAAATTTTACATCTATTGTTCACTTTCCAATCGCTGTTAATTGCTAAATC